ATTTGACCTTGCAACAAGTATTGATAAACTTATTTCTTCAAGTGCATTTACAGGAAATGAGATTCGTTCAGAAGTAGATTATGAAGAGTCTGATGATCCAAACTTAAATATCCATCATATTACGAAGAACTATAAGAAACTAAATGAATCTGAAGGAGGTGAGAAATGATGGAACATGTGAATATGAATAAGCTTTTAAATTTAAAACGAGATATTCGCTTTGAAGCTAAAGGTGAGAATGAGTATAAATTAACTGTTTATGGGTCAATCGGTGGATGGTTTAGTGAAAATAATGCTGAAGCTGTAAGAAGAAAAATTCAAGATGTTAAAGCAGAAAAAATTCACGTTCATATTAATTCGGGTGGAGGTTCCGCATTTGATGGTGTAGCAATTTGTAATCAGTTAAAGCAGCATGATGCAGAAATTATAGTTCATATTGATGGTTGGGCAGCTAGTGCCGCATCTGTAATTGCAATGGCAGGTGATAAAATCATTATGCCTAGCAATACTATGATGATGATTCATCAAGCGAGTACCTTTGAATATGGAAATGCAGACCTTTTTGAAAAAACCGCACGAGATCTACGAAAGATTGATTCAGCTTTAGCGGCATCTTATAAGAAACGTTTTGTTGGAACAGACGAAGAATTAAAACAGCTTTTAAAGGATGAAACTTGGCTAACAGCAGAGGAAGCAGTTGCTCTTGGTTTAGCTGATGAAATTGCTGATGAAATTGAAATAGATGATACGCAAGAAGAGGAAGAGGAAGAAGAGGAAGTTATAGAAAATTTTAAAGAAGATTTAGTAGCTAAGTATACGAAACAGCCAAATAATCAAAAACCAAAAGAGCCTATTCAAGAGCCTGTTAAAACAAAACAGAATCTGAGTACGCTCTTTTTAAATTTAGGAGGAAAATAAATTATGGTAATTAAATTTAATAACTTTGAAGATAAAAAACTAGCTTTTGCAAAAGCGACACAAGAAGGTACACCAGAAGAACAAACAGCAGCATTAAATTCTATGATTGAAGCACTTGCTACAGATGTACGTTCGGATATCTTGAATCAAGTCAATGAATCTATGGTAGACCGTTCTATTATGCAGTCTCGTGGTTCTAACGTATTAACGAGTGAGGAAATGAAATTCTTTAATGCAGTCGTTCAAGATGGTGGATTTAAAGATACTGAAACATTACCTAAGACAACACAAGAAAGAATTTTTGATGATTTAGTTCAAGGGCATCCGTTGTTAGAACATATCGGATTAGAAAACTTAGGTGCTGTGACAGAATTTATCTATGGAGATCCAGAAGGTGCAGCTGTATGGGGACCATTATTCGGTGATATTAAAGGACAACTAAATGCTACATTCCGAAAAGAGTCTATCTCTCAACTTAAATTAACGGCATTTATCCCATTGGCAAATGACATGCTTAAACTTGGTCCAGTATGGGTGGAACGATATGTTCGTACAATGATTTCAGAAGCTATGTCTGTAGGTTTAGAACGTGGATTTGTAATTGGTACAGGTAAAGATGAGCCTATCGGATTGTTAAAAGATCCAAGTGGAAGTGTTGTTGGAGGAGTATATCCAGATAAAAAAACAGCAGGGACTTTAACGTTTGAACCAGGTCGCAAAACAATCAACGAATTAAAAGGCGTTGTTAAATTACTGGCTAAAAAGCTAAATCCTGATGGTAAAACTGATGCAGACAGACCAAAAAATATTGCTGGGAAAGTCGTTATGGTAACAAATCCGTTTGATACTTTTGATATCCAAGCAAATGCAACAATTCAAAATGCGGCTGGAGTGTATGTGACAAGCTTACCTTTCAATCCAACTCCTACAGAATCAGTGTTTGTCCCTCAAGGAAAGGTCCTGTTTTTTGTTAAAGGAGAGTATATTGCAGCGATGGGCGGAACTGAACCAATTAAAAAATATGAAGAAACATTAGCTTTAGAGGATGCGACACTTTACATCGCTAAACAATACGCTACAGGTAAGCCGAAGGACAAATATACATCTCAAGTTTACACATTAAAACTTGAAGAAGCACCAACTCCACCAGCTCAAGGGTGATGTGAATGGAAACAGTAATTTCAAATGAAATATTACAACAATTCAAAGATAGGATGCGATTAGGTGATGATGAAGATGACAACCTAAAACGTATCCTTTTTGCATCCAATAAAGATTTAGTTAGGGTTTGTGGTAATTACAATCTTACTACTGACGAGGTGTTCAAGGAGTTAGTCTTTGAACGCTCTCGTTATGTTTATAATGATGCTTTAGAGTATTTTGATAAGAATTTTTTAAGTCAGATTAATAGTCTAAGTATTGATAAAGCATTAGAAGAAATTAAACTGGACGGTGATTAATATGCGTCCTTTTCAGTACAAAAAACCTTTAAATACAGGTGATTTTAGGAATCGAATTATCATTGAACAACCTGAAGTAATAAAAGATGAATTGAATCAAGAAGTTGAAACAGGTGATTGGCAAGAAGTTAAAAAAGCATGGGCAATGATAAAAACGGTAAAAGGTTCTGAGTACATTGAAGCTTCGGCTTCACAGTCTACACGAATTTATCGGTTTGTGATTCCTTATACAACAGGTATTACAGAATTAATGCGAATTAATATGAAAGGCCGTATCTTTGACATTATCGAACCGCCAATGAATGATGATGAAATGTATCAAACATTGACTATTATCGCAAAGGAGCATACTTAATATGAACGATTTTACGAGCGAACTTGCTAGAGAATTACAAAGATATGCAAACGTTGTGGAAGAAGAATTGGAAAATGAAATCGATGAAGTGGCAGATATTGCTGTAAGTAAATTAAGGCAAAGTGGTCCTAAAAAAACAGGTGCTTATCGTAAAGGTTGGCGTAAGAAAAAAGAGGGGAATGGTGTTGTTCTTCATAATACAAAGGGACAATTAACCCATCTTTTAGAAAATGGGCATGCAAAAGTAGGTGGAGGTCGAGTACCAGGGGAAGTGCATATTCGTCCAGTTGAAGAGTATGTAATTGATGAATTGCCAAGACGTATTGAAAGGGCAATAGAATCATGACATTAACATTAGGCGAATTAATAAAAATTCTTGAAGCTACAGGTTATCCTGTGGCTTATTCGCATTTCACAGCAACGCCAGGTAATCCAGTTCCAGCGCCACCTTATATCTGTTTTCTTGTGGACGGTTCAGCAAATTTAATGGCTGATAACAAGGTCTATCACAAGATAAATGATTTAAATATCGAACTTTATACCACAAAAAAGGACTTGGTTGCAGAAGCCAAGCTTGAAAAGGTCCTAGACGATCATGAAATACCTTATGACTCGTATGGGATTTTTATTGAATCTGAGAAATTATTTCAAAAAACATATGAAACGAGGTTGTTATAAATGAATGAAAACAAGGTAACATTCGGTTTGAAAAATGTACATTATGTGCCATTAGATATTAAGGATTTCTTAGTTACATTCGGGACGCCAATTCCATTACCTGGTGGAGTCGAACTAACTTTTGAGCCACGTGGTGATTTAATTGAATTCTATGCAGATGACATGCTTTATTACGCGGCAAGTAATAACCAGGGTTACGATGGAACATTAAGTATTGCTACTATCCCTGAAAAATTTGCTATTGATGCACTCGGTGAGGAATTAGACGAAACGGATGGCGTATTAAATGAATTGGCTGATGCAAAAGGAAAACCATTTGCATTATTATTTGAGTTTGATGGTGATGTGAATGCAACTCGTCATGTTATGTATAACTGTTCAGCAAGTCGTCCAACACTTGCATCTAAAACAAAAACAAGTTCTGCTGAACCAAATACAAATGAATTGAAGTTTGTTTCTAGCCCAATTGTTTTAGTGCCTGGTGGAAGACCAATGGTTAAAACAAAAACAACTTCTAAAACAACACAAGCAATTTATAATGACTGGTACAAAAAAGTATATGTAAAAACACCAGCAGCACCAAAAGGAGCGTAAGTAAATGGAAAAGACAATTACAATTGACGGTAAACAGGTTCGATTAAAAGCCACAGCGGCAACAATTAAACGATATAAAGCGCAATTTAGACGCAATTTATTTGCAGATATGATGGGGTTAGGAGCAATTAATGCTTTAACTTCACCAGATGGCTCAGAACAACCTATTGATATGTCTAATTTTGATATAAGTAAAGCGGATTTTGAACTTATTTATGATTTGACTTGGTTATATGCTAAAACAGCTGATCCGAGCATTCCTGATCCTATAACATGGCTCGATGGATTTGAAGAATTCCCTATTGAAGAAATCATGCCAGAAGTCATGGAATTGGTTCAAGTCACTATGGGAGCAAAAAAAAAATAACAGAAAATGATAAAGAGCAAGG